GCGCCACACAGGCGCGGTAAGCGCGCTGCCCCGCGCGCAGTGCGCTCTTGTAATCTTCCAGCATAGTTACTCCTTTTTTACAGGGCCCTGTGCAGGGAGCGTTCCCTGCTGCATCGTACAGCCCAGTATACCATGAAATTTGGTGTTGTGGGAAGTTTTTCGGGGCAAAAGAGTTGATTTATCTTGCAGTTTCAGGTACGATAAAAGAAACAAACTGATGATCGGAGTCAACACCCATGCAAACCGAAGCCCTTCCCCTGCTCGAAGCCGGTGAATACGCCGGCGGCATCTGGTATTATGAGCCCCACACCTACCAGCCTTACCGCTATGTGCTGGGCCGGGTGGGCCGCCGCCCGCTGGTGTGCATCGGCATCAACCCCAGCACCGCCCAGCCCGGCGCGCTGGACCCCACCCTGAAAAGTGTGGAGCGCCTTGCCGCCGCCAACGGCTTTGACAGCTGGATCATGTTCAATGTCTACCCTCAGCGCGCCACCGACCCCAACGATATGGACCGGGTGCCGGACCGTGCCCTGTGTGAGGAGAACCTGCGCTGGCTGAAGGCCGTTCTGGCCGAGACGGAGCCCACCATGTGGGCCGCCTGGGGCACCCTGATCGAAAAGCGGGATTACCTGCCCGGCCTGATGCGGGAGATGGTGGCTTTGACGCGGGAGCGGGATATCCCGTGGGTCACCTTCGGCAAGCGCAGCAAGAAGGGCCACCCCCACCATCCGCTCTACCTGCGCAAGGATTCCACCCCGGAACCCTTTGATGTAGAAAACTATCTGGATACCTGCTTTTGAGCCGTGCATCCTATTTGTTAAAATCTGACCCGATGCGGAGGGATCATTTTGACCGCAGAACACTATCACGCCCTGCGGGGCTGGTTTGAGGCACACCCCCTTGCCCGGCGCTGCGTCGTGACGCTGGACCGCTGGCTGCCGCTGATTCCGTTTGTCTGCTACCCGGTGCTGCTGTGCCTGCTGAATGTGCAGCTGTTCCGGCTGTTTTCTGGCAAGGCGGGCGGCGCGCCGGACTTCATGATGGAGATCGCGCGCTCGGTCTTCGTGCCGGGGCTCACCTTCTGGGGCGGCACCCTGCTGCGCGATAAGCTCAACTGGCCCCGGCCCTATGAGCAGCCCAGCTTTGAACCGCTGGTGCACAAAGAGACCCACGGCCATTCTTTCCCCTCCCGCCACGCACTGAGCGCCGCCGTGCTCTCCATGGTGTGGATGCGCTTTTACCCCATGGTGGGCTGGGTGATGGTGGGCATCACGGCGCTGATCTGCCTCATGCGCGTGCTCACCGGTGTGCACTACCCGCGGGATGTGCTCTGCGGCGCAGCACTGGGCTTTGCGCTGGGCTACGCCGGCATGTGGCTGCTGTGACAGAACGCTGCAGCGCTGTTTTGGTGGCCGTGCAAAAAAGAAAAAAGATTTTTCGATTTTTTCCTTGACAGAACCGGGTCCTTATGGTATTATACTTCTCGCAGCGTGTGCCGACACACGACTGCCGCCATAAAGGAACCCAATGGGATAACAACGTGCGCCCGTAGCTCAGGTGGATAGAGCAACTGCCTTCTAAGCAGTGGGCCGGGGGTTCGAGTCCCTTCGGGCGCATCTATGTGGTGCCCATAGCGTAGTCGGTTAACGCGCCAGATTGTGGATCTGGAGACCGTGGGTTCGAGTCCCACTGGGCACCCCACCAAAAAGTCCGCTGTTTTCAACAGCGGACTTTTTTTGTTGGTGGGGTGCCCAGCGGGACTCGAACAGGGCGGCGCTGGCGCGCCAGCGGCAGAGTAAGCAATCAGCCCAGTGGGCTGTTGCTTAGCCCGCGGGTCCTGATCTTCAGGAATCTATAAATAGGGAGTCTCCCCGCTGATGCTTTTCAACAGCGGACTTTTTTTGTTGGTGGGGTGCCCAGTGGGGTTCGAACAGGGCGGCTCTGGCGCGCCAGCGGCAGAGTAAGCAATCAGCCCAGTGGGCTGTTGCTTAGCCCGCGGGTCCTGATCTTTAAGGATTCATAAATAGGGAGTCTCCCCGCTGATGCTTTTCAACAGCGGACTTTTTTGTTGGTGGGGTGCCCAGTGGGGCTCGAACAGCACGGCCTTGCCAAAGGCAAGGCAATCAACAGCCCAGCGAGACTCTCAAACTTATTTTCCCTGTTCGAAACCGCAAACAAAAAGCATGTGCGAAGCACATCGGCCGGAATGGCCGTTCGTGCCCCGCACATGCTTTTTTCATTTTGTGTCTGCCGCGTTTCTCAGCGCTTCATCTGCTGCAAGATCTGCGCGATCTCCGCATTGGAGTAGCCCTCCCGCTGCAGCGCACCGGTAATGCTGCTGTCGCTCCTGCCCTGGCTGCGCATCAGCATGGCCGTGTAGGGCACCGTCACGCTGCCGCTTCTGCTGCCCGTGCTGCCCAAACCCGCACCGGTATAGGTGCTGCTACCGGTGCCCGTACTGCCCGTGCCGGAGCTGCCTGCTCTGCTGCCGGAAGCGCTGCCGCCCGCCTGGCTGGCCTTCTGGGCGGCGGTGGACTTTTTCAGGTTCCACTCGCCCAGCGCGATGTTCAGCTTCTGGTTGGTGACGTCGTTGTTGAACTGCTGCTGGTTGAGCTTGTCCCGATATTCCCGCTCGTTGAACTCGTTTTCGTAAAGCTGCTGGTTCTGCTTGTCCTGATACTGTTTCTCCTGCATCTGCTGGTTCCACTGGTTGTCCGCGCGGCTGGCCTCATACTGGCGGTTGCCGGAGTAGATGTTGTAGCCGGTGTTCAGCAGGCCGCTGAGCATGGAGCCGAGGCCCGTGGTGCCGCTGAGCGCGATCTGCACCACATCCCCCAGGAAGCCCAGCACGCTCATCACGTTGTTGAAGCGCTGCTGGCGCTGGGCCGCCTGCTGCTGTTCCTGCGCCGAATAGTAGTCATGCAGGGTACCCAGCTGGCCCAAATAATCCTGATACTGGCCGTAATCCTGGGCGTAGGCGCTGTTGTAAGCATTGCCCTTCTGCTCCAGCTGGGTGTAGTAATCCGCCAGCTGGTCGTTGTAAAGTTTCTGGGCAGCCTGTTCGCTGCCGGTCAGCTGGTCCAGCTGGGTCACCAGATCGTTGCCGTCGCTCTCGTAGGTGTCCAGCGCCAGGCTGTATAGCGTCGGGATGGCGTTGTTCAGCGCCCCGATCTGCTGCTGGTAGGCCTGCTGGGCCACGCTGGCAGCGTAGCTGGAGCCGTAGCCGCCGGTCAGGGCTGCGGCCTGTGCCGCCGCGTCGGCGCTGGCGTTGCGGGCGTTCTGCAGGTAGGTCTGCTCATACTGGCGGTAGAGCGGGTCCTGCGTGTAGCTGTACTGGAAGCTCTGGCGCTGCAGCAGCTGGTCCAGCAGCTGGTCGATCTTCTCCTGGTAATTACTCTGGTAGTCCTTCGGGCGGTTCGCCTGCCACTCCTTCAGTGCCTGCGCCGCGTCGGTGACAGACTGCCCGGGCTTGTAGCTGGCATTTGTCAGCGCATCCTCCACATCCTTGCGGCTGTTCAGCCCTGCGGCAGAGTAGCCGTCGGACGCATTCGCCGTTCCCTCGGCCCCGGCCTGCGCCTGCACGGCATCCAGCGTCTGTTCCTCTTTCTTTTTGTCTGCCATAACTTCTCCTTTCTGTTATAAGCCCTGCAGCTTTGTGCGCAAATCGTCGGACATGTTTTCCGTGTCCAGATTGGTCAGCACATACTGCAGCTGTTCCTGCATCTGGTAAAGATAGCTGCGCAGAGCCCGGGCGTCCTCGGGGTCCATGTTCTCGCCCAGCTTCGGCAGACCGATCTTGCTGATGCCCATCACGCTTGCCATTCGTCATACCTCCTGTTTCATTCTGTGATGCCGCCTTTGGCAGCGGCCAGTGTCTTTGCCATGCTGCGCAGGGTGATCTGCCCGGTGCCGCGCAGCCGCAGCCGCAGCATGCCGTGCCGCCGGGGCACGAAAGGCAGATCGTAGCTGCGGCGGCTGCCCTGAGCGCACAGGCTGGCCACCGTCTCCCATGGGCCGCCGTCGTAGCTGGCAGCCACCTCCACGGTGCTGGCGCACCCGGCGTCCAGCCGCAGGGTCAGCCGGGAGAGGTAGCGGTCCTCGGCCCCGTCCAGCCCGATGTCGCCGGTGGTCAGCTCAAAGTGCAGCGCTTCCTCCACGCCGTCGGTGCTCTGCCAGTCGCGTTCCCGGCTGGGGTCTGCCGCCCACAGCGCCTGCCCGTCCCAGAGGTAGAGCTGCCCGCCGGTGCTGGCCATCTCGTAAGAGCAGACGTCCTCCTCACTCCACAGGCTGCGCTCGGTGTCATAGACCAGCAGCCGGGCCCGGTCACCGCCCGCTTCCGCGCGGGAAACGTGCAGATAGTAGCGGCCGTCCAGCGCACCGCCCACCGCCTGCTGCACATTGGCAAGGCGGCCTGCGTCCAGCACGCCGGAAACTTTTGTGGGGATGCTGCCGTCCCAGGCCATCACGCCGTCCGGCGAGAGGTAATAAAGCGTCTCGTTCAGCACGCACAGGCTGCGGGCCGCATTTTTTGCCACGCCCCGGCAGTGCAGCGAGGTGAGCTGAAAATCTGAAGGCTTCGAGCCGTAGAGCTTGTGCAGCGTGTTCTCCTTGAAGAACAGTGCATAGCCCATGCAAGTAGCCGCGCCTGTGAACGCCCCGTCGCTGCCCACGGTGACGGCATAGCTGTCCGCCGCGATGCCCCGGTAGCTGAACCAGTTGGTGGGGTCACCCAGGCGGCAGGCGTAGATGACGTTTTCCTTGCTGCTACATCCCCACACCCGGTTGTCGCACTCGGTGATGTAATCGAGGTCCGGCACCCGGCGCTCCATGCGCACCGTGCTTTCCAGCGGGATGCTGCGCGTCTCGCTGCCGTCCAGGCTGGTCCACAGCGCACTGTCTGCACCCTGCACCAGCGTGCCGTAAAAGCAGTCGCCGCCCGGCGTCACCCGCACCCGCAGGGCATTTTCTTCCACGTCGTACACCACAAGGTCGCCGTCCAGTTCTTCCCACATGCCAGCCTGCTTCGCAGCGGTGCCCGCCACGGTCACGGTGTCCCACTGGGCAAACAGCTCCTGCGCGCCCGCCGCCGTGATACGGCAATATTCCAGCGGGATGGCGGTCCAGCTGCCGGAAACTGTGCTGTACACTTCCAGCGTGCCTGTGCTGCTCCAGGGGTGTGCCTCATCCTCCACCTTTAAAAAGAGCTGCCCGTCGGCGGGGTCTTCCGGTTCCTCTTTGCCGTACCCGCTCACTTCGTAGGTCTTGCCTTCGGCGTCGCAGGGCGCGAACTGCACGCTCTGGCCGTCGGCCTGCCATGCGGCCCCCAGCGGCTGCACACTGCCGTCGGCGGTGTCAAAGGCCGTTTTGTCCGGGAAGATGAGGATCTTCGTGCCGATGCCCACCAGCGCCTTGCGGCTGTCGGCCACGGCGTCCGTGCAGGTCACGGTGTCGCCGCCGCCGTCCGGCGTGTACACAAGGTCCCGGCCGCAAACGGTCAGCAGCCCGTTCAGGTGGTACATGCCGTTCAGCCCGGTCAGCGCCCGAAGCTTGCGGCGGGGTTTGCGGGTGCTCAGCGCCGGGAAGTCCCGGGCCGAAAAGTTCAGCCCCGCGCTGTACTCGGCCTCCGAGCAGGCGTAGGTCTCGTTCAGCCCGCCGAACACCCGCACCAAACTGCGGCTGTTCGCGAGCTTCGTCCGGTTCGCAAGAACCATGTTCTCACCTCCCTCACCAGCGCCACGGGCTGCCCGGGCGCACCGGGTAGCTGCGCCGCAGCCACGCCGCCAGCTCAGCCAGCAGGCTGTTGTACTGGGCCTGCTCTCCGGCATAGCGGTCGGTCTCGCCCAGAGCCGCGTCGGTCATGGCGCACAGATAATGCGGATACATTGCATCAAAGGGTTCCGGTGCCAGCAGCACATCCTCGTCCTGCAGGCCGTCGTCCCAGGCAAGGTCCGCCCCCACCTCGTCGTAAGCGTCTGTGATGCTGTTCTTGAAAAAGCGCTGGCGCAGCATGGCATCTGCTTCCTTCAGCCATGCGCAGCGGGTCGCGCGGGCAATGCGGCTGCCCGGGCGCAGTTCTTCGGCGCGTTCCAGCGCCTGTCCCACGGTCATAGGTTCACACTCCTTTTTTATAAGGAAAGCCCGGCCGGGCCAAGTTTCCCAGCCGGGCTTCCGGTTTGCGTTCGATTTGCCGGGCGGTTTACTGCGCGGTGTTTTCTGCCGCCGCAATGCGGGCAGCAGTCAGCTCGTCCTGCATCTGGCTGTGCTCCAGCACTTCGGCCACCTCGGGCGGCACTTCCACTTCTACGCCGCGGCGGATCTTATAGTTCACGCCGTTGACACTCACGAACAGGTCGCCCTTGTAGCGGCTGTTGTCCTTGAACAGCCGGATGCGCACGTTTTTCGTTTCAGTCATGGTTCACACCTCCTCAGTTGGCGGCAGCGGTGGCGGAATAGCTGGACGCGCTCTCGATGCGCACCATGTACTGCTCCACCAGACGCTCGGCGGCGCGCATGCCCTTCCAGCCCACGGAAGCGCGCTGATTCAGCGGGTCATCGCCGTAGCCCAGCTGCTTGACGATGTGTTCCAGGCCGCCGCCCTCCAGTTCGGTGACGCCGTAGGCGTGGGCACCCAGCACCAGCGTGCCGAACACCGCCAGACCGGTGGGACAGGTATCGTCCTTCCAGATCTTCGCCTCGCTGGTCTCGATGAAGCGGATGTTGCCCAGCTTGCCGATCTCGCCGCGGAACATGGTCTCGGGGTCAGCGTACTTGTGCACCTCAATGAACTCCTTGCTGGTCTTGAGGTCGTAAGCGGCATAGGGGTGGATGATGGCGATGTAGCTGTCGCCGATGGGGTCCGCGTTCATGGCACCCAGCTGTGCTGCCGCCTGGAAGAACAGCTTCGGGGTCAGGGTGCAGGTCTTGTCCAGCGCCTTGCGGCTGGCCACGGCGGTCTCAGTGCCGTCGGAAGACAGCTTGGGCGCATAGATGACGTTGGTGCCGCCCGCCAGCACATCGCGGGTGATGCTGTCCAGCGTGCGGCCCGCCTGGCTTGCCAGCACGCGGGTTGCCTGCACCACGTTGTTGTCGATGGCGGTCATCTGCAGCACATCGGTCAGCGGGGTCCAGCCGCCGTACTGGTGCAGGTCGCTGGTAATGGTGGTCACGTTCAGGGCCTGGCCGTTGGGGGTCACACCCTCGGTCAGCGGGGTGGACGCCTTGGGCAGGCTGTCGTACTTGCGGAACTCGATGGTCTTGCCGCCGTTCTGCGGCACCGGGTAGTAATCGGCGAACTGGTCGTGCACCAGACGCGGCTCGGCCTGGTCGATGAGACGCTTCTCGTAGAA